TACATCTTTACGTGTAGCTTGTACGAAGTAGAAACAGTCTACTTCTGTGTCACAACCTACAGTAACTTTATTATCTGCTATACTCTCAACCCACAGATCAGCCTTACCACCCATAGCTGTTAGCTGAACTGTAATGCTGTCCTCATGTACTAAGCCTGTCCAGTAATCTGGTAGCTCAATAACTGTTTCACCTGTAAGTCTACCACGGACATAGACACCATCTTCTGGACCCTCTAGTGAGCCGTGACGTAGCTTCATGCCCTCTTTGGTAGGATGGTCAATGACAAAGGATTTGGTGGTAGCTGAAATTGATCCTGATACTGTTAGGTCTGCAGTTGTAGTTGAGGTAGATACCAACTCCATTGTGTAAGTTGAGCTATCAGCACCGTGATATAATTTACCCCAACGCATACGACTTTCAGGGCCATTATGTTGGACATTCCACTGCCCAACCATGTTTGTTGAATCCGAACCATAAGTAAATGAAATAGATTTGCTTTCATTGGTACTCCAAGAACCGTCAATATCTATAGCTCTTGTTTCACCACTGCCAGCAGAACCTATATTTAAATATGCATGGGTTTCAGGGGCGTTTGCTCCAGTTATACTGACATCACCAAAAAACCTAGAAGTAAGATTAACACTACTGCCGCCTATACCAAACTGCGCAATAGCTGTACCGTTGTGGCTATTAAAAGTGTGAGCAATAGTCCCACTGTTCCAACCACCACTTGGTGGACCATACACGTTCTGATAACTTGCAACACTGAAAACGTGTGCATTGGTCTGCTGGTACATGTCAATTTTTGGGACATTTGCTTGACCAGACAGGTAGAGGTCTTTCCAACGACGATCACTATCCCCTAAATCAAACTCATTATCCCTAGTTGAATAGGGCGCAAGTCTTTTAGTTGTAACGTCATCAAAAAAAATACCATCAGTTTGATTGTTTGCATGAAAACCAATATAACCATTAGTTGCCCTAGCTTTAAATATAAGACCAGTTCCAGACCCTTCTGTAGTAATACTTCCCATCAGGGTGCCATCTCTGGCAATATTAACTATATCTCCGTCACTACTAAGCCTATTCATGGCAAGTACGTTGTTACCATCTCGTGTAATAGTAACCTTGGAACCAACAGTTGTACCTCTTATTGCAGTTCCTTCTGTACTATAAACATCAGAAGTTTTTCCTATTAACAGAACACCTGCGGATGTAAGCCGCATAGTCTCAGTGTTGTTGGTTCTAAACTTTATACCACCACTGTTTGCAGCAATGTCCAAAAGGTCATCATTAACCTGATAGCCAAACTGAGATTTAGTGGTGCCTGACGTATTTGTTAAAGCAATATAAGGCCAATGGACTGACGTTTGTTGAATAGTTAAAGGGTTAACGGGAGTACCAGTACCAATCCCCAATGCCATTGTACTCGCATCCCAGAAGAACTTTGCCGTGGTGCCTGTGTCCTCGTACAGTGAAAAATCACCATAGCCATCAAGCTTCATATGCCGAAGAAGAGTATTGTTGTTAAGAGTGTAAAAATCTAAACCATGACGGCCAGTAGTATTCCAAGTGCTGGTAATACGTCCAACTTCAGCATTAGAGCCACCTGAACTGGTTATAGATTCAAAAGATATAGAGCTACCATAACCCCAATTTGCCGTGTTACGAAGTGTTAAACCCTCAACGTAGTTACTTTGGTTTGTGGTAATTAATGCAACATCATTAGTCCCATTCACAGTCAGCCCATCGCTGGTCAAAGTACCTGTGATATTGACACCGCCGCTTTCTGTAGCGAGTTTTACTGCGCCAGCATAGCTGAGACCCGCTTGCCCACCATCAATAGAGTAAATATTGCTTTGAGTTCCAGCTACGTTTTGCACATAGAAGTTCTGTGCTCTTACTCTTAAATCACCAGTTCCAGTGTCTTCAATAACACTATGCGTCCCATCATGGTAAATCTGTAGGTCAGACGAATCACCAAACTGTGCCTTAACGTTATCACTAAAGTTTAGGTTACCTGCAGTTTTAGTGTCTACTGTATCACTACGTAAAAATTGTGAACTGTCTATACCGTCAAGTGTAACAGCATCTACGTTTGTTATGTTTGCACCGTCTGCAGCAAACTCTGTACCTGTAAGAGTTAGACCTGTACCTGCAGAATAAACAGCAGTAGCTGCAACTTGAGTAAATGTAATATTAGTTGTACCAAAGGTAATTGTACCCTCAGTGTTCATTACGTATAGTTCACCTGCACCTTCTGTACCTTCAAGTACAAAGAATGCATCACCTTGTCCTAGTGAGTCAGGATCAGATGGGCCATAACTATCCGCATCTGTAGCACGAGTAAGAACCCAGTTAGTACTTGCAGAACCTACGTTGGTAACTGTGTAGACACCGTTCTCGTACCCATTTGTTTGTTCATATATAAGTACACGGTCATTAAGTGACAAAGCAACACCGTCAATTGTCAGTGCTGCCTGTGTACTATTGTTAGTTAGTGTAGCTCCTACACCTGCAGTTCCATTGCTGTATGTAGCACTTAGGTTGCCCTCTTGCTCAACACGTACAGGATCATGGTAGTGTAGACCTGCAGCAGCAATCGTATCTACATACTGCTTTGTTGCAGCTTGTAAATTAGACGTGGGGTCTTGCACCAGTGTTAAGTCACCTGATGGATCAAAGAAAGCAGCTTTACCTGCAGGTTGCGTAATAAAGACTTCTGCTTGTGCTGACAGATCAATCGCACTGTTAGAATTAGAAGAAGCAAGCACAGTAGTACGAGCCAGAGTAGTTGTACTCTCTGTCCATGTACCTACACCTACTTCCCACTCGTTAGTACTTACTTCAAAGATAGCATAGTAAGTAGTGTCACCGTCAGACAAAGCATTGGTAAATGTTTGAAATCCAGATACGGTTCCATTAAGTACTATACTACCTGTGCCAGTAGTAGTTGTAGATTGTTTTACTCTGTCTTTTACAACAAAAGCCATTAAAGTAAACCTTTATTAAGCGATACGAATAATTGCCGTAGTAGGACCAGGTGTTGGGAATTGAACTGTAAATGTACCGTTAGTAGAAGTTTTAGTTCCACCAAAATCAATTACTGCAATAGCTTTGTCTGAAGCTGTTTCATTGTAGATAAGACAACCGTCTGCAGAAATTGTAGCAGAGGTCCACTCAGCATCATCGCCAAAGTCTACATAAGCAGTACCACTTGGATCTAAAGTAACACTAACTGTTGTTAAAGTTTCAGCATCTGGAGTATAGCCAGTACCAGAAGCCTCATCAGAGTTACCTGTTACATCTGAATAATTAGTTGTTGCAGCACCGTACGTACCTGATGGAGAAGCCTTAATAAGTGCAATTTTAATAACGTCACTAGTAAAGTCATGAAGACCTTGAAGTAGTTCTGACTTAAAACTGTTACACATTGCTGTTGTAATAGCCATTTTAATATCCTTTATGATAAATACAATGGGGCCAGCACTAGGCCAGCCCCAAAGTTTTTTATGCTAGGTAGTCACGAGATACCTCGTCAGCACCTTTTGTTGCTTCGTTAACATCAACAACGATTGCCCATACACGAGCTGTCACTGTTGCTGCTGGAGAAGCAGTAGCTGTACCTGTTACATCAATTGTGTCTTCTGATGCAACGATACCCTGTGTTTGAGTACCGAATGCGAAGTCACCTGCAGAACCACTGTCTACAGCTGTAGCAGCCATAAATGTAGTTGTTCCATCAGTGATTGTAACATCGTAATCTGCTGAGTCCATTGCATCAATCAACTCAACACCAGCTGCTAGAACAAGAGTACCTGCTCCAACAGTTGGACCTGTTACTGTACCAGTTGTAGTTGGAAGTTCAACTTCCTTCTCAACCATTACTGCTTTTGAAAGCAAAGAAGTAGATTTAGCCATAAGTTAATCCTCCTCTTATGCCAAGTTGTATTTAGCAGTTGTGATTGCTTCTGGACGAAGAATCTTTCTGCCGTATAGGTGCATACCACGAACAATGTCAGCAAAGCTGTCAGGGTCACGATATGTTTCAGTCTTACTGATCTGCTCTGCAGTTGCTACTGCTGAGTCATGACCACCAACAATGATACCTGCATTAGATGACTGTGCAGTTCCATCTACAGTATCTGCACCTGTACCTAGTGAAGGTAGGTTAGAAGACTGATAGATACGGAAGCCATGCAAGTTGTTGATGACTAGACCATTACGTAGACCACCTGATTCACCAAAGTCTGCGTTTAGAAGACGTGAATCTTCGTCACGTAGAATTTCCATGAATACTGGATCAACTACAAGCCATCTACCGTTTTTATCAACTTGTTGTTGATCAAGTAGACGAGCCATACGAGCTACGATCATGTTAGGTGATACGTAACCACTTGGTAGGTCTGTTGCACCTGGTAGACGAGCACCAACAGGAATAGAGTCACCTGTTGAACCTGCTGTATCTAAGTTACCAAAGTTTGGACGAGTTAGTTTCATTGAAGAAAGCAATTCGTCATTACCTGCAGTTGTAACAGCTTTTACACCGTTAACATCAGAAGCTAAGTCACGTTCATCATCTGCTGCTGTGTGCAGAGTTGTTTGTTTGTAACCTGCTAGGTAACCTAGAACTTCTTGGTCATGCTGATCAGCCAAACGGTATGCCGCACGGTTGGTAGCAAGGTCCATGAAGTTTACGTGTGAGTGGGCTTCTTCGATATCGTCGATCTTGAAGGCATAATAGTTAGCCTTATCAACGACTAGAGAGAAATCCTCATCGTCCAAATCTTGTGCTGTGATCTGTGTACCACGAGCATAAGAGCTGACCGAAATCTCAGGTTCTTTGATGATACGCACTGTATCACCTTGGGCACTGATCTCACCGAAATAATCAGAGTTAGTAATATCACCAACTACTGTGCTCTTTCTAAAGGCGAGCTGCACCTTTTTGGAATAAATGACAGAACTAAAATTACCATTAGGTAAATTTCCGTGTCCCGCCGCCTTTGCGAATGCCATAATTAAATCCTCCTGATATTTGGCTTCGGGTTACAAAGCTAAACACCTGAAAGAGGCTGTTATTTTTCTAGGGTGCAAAAAGTACCCACTTGCGCTAGTGAGTACTTAATGGGCCTATACTTGAACAGGTAGTTCTTTTATGGTTTAGACTTTTATGAAATTGAGTTAAACAAAAGGTAGTCGTAAAGAGGCTTTTGTTATTATACTCATAGTTATACTGTTGATTATTTAATTGTCAACAGCTTATCTGGCACTGCCAGACACATCGTAAACAAATTTACCCGAACGGATAGCTTTGTTAATTTCCTCAGATTTAGCTTCAAACTCTTTGTCTGACATTTTTGCTACATCTGATTCACGAATTACATCATTTGCATCATCTACATCTACAGACGTTTTACTACGTTTTGTAACTGTAGAAGCTGCATCTTTGGCCTTAGCTTTCTTTGCAGTTTTAGTAAGACCTTTATCTACTTTGTACAAATCAATAACACGTACTACTGATGCAGGATCATCTGCATTTTCGTATAGTGCATCTTGTACCCACTTAGGCTGTTCTTCAGCCCAGTTATGGAATTCATCAGAAGCTCTAAGCTCATCAAAATCTTCGTGAGATTTACGAATTTGATTCTCTGCTTTTACTCGTTGTGCTTCTGATTGTGCCTCGTCCAGCTCCTTTAGTCTAGCATCTGCTTTGCTAAACATTTCTTGAGCTTTTTTAGCAGCAATAGTTTCTACAATACCTGCTACGTCTGGATATTGCTTTGCCCACTCTTCGATGTCTTCATCAGACTTAGGAGGAGTGACAGCTTCTTTTTTCATGCGTTTTTCAAAGGCTTCGAACTTTTCGTTCCACTCCTTTTCTTTTTCTTGCATGTGGCGTCTTAGATCACCATATCGTTTTTTAAAAGATTTTTCTTCTGGAGATAACGTTGCTTCTTCAACTTCTGTATCGGTCTCTTCCGCTTTGGTAATTTCTTCTGACTCTTCTTCGTCTTCAAGTTCACCACGTTGTTGAGCTTCAAGTTTCTTTATCTCCTCTTCTTCATCTTCCATACGTTTACGTTTTTTCTCGTAGTTATAACCTCGATCAACAAACCCTGCTGTCTTTGGTGTTTCTACTTCTGCTAGTTCAGGCATTTACATTCTCCTTATGTTGGGGCCAGCCGTAGCTGGGTAGCCTTATTTTTTCTTACCTGCGAGTCCGCCTTTATTGTACTTCCTCGTTTTCTTTTTTGATGGTTTTTCTTTAACCATTAGACCGCCTTCTGCACGTCCACCTGTAGCCCAGGTGCCACCTGCTTTTTCAACAGCTTCTTTAAGACCTGCGATATCGTCTGTTGAAGCACCAGATTCAAAAGCTTCTTTTACTGCTTCTTTATTTGCTGCAGACCTAGCTCTTGACACATTAACAGCATGTTGTTCTGCAGCAGTTAGTGTAGGACCATCATCACTTGTATCAAGCATTGCAACATCAACACCCCCAGGTTTATAGACAGAAGCTCCACTTTCGTCTTTAACCATATCTTTAGAAGTATCTGTAGCTTGTTTACGTCTAGATACTGCACTTTCTTGCCACTTAGTTCTATACTTCTGATAATCTGTTTCATCTTTAAATACAAGCTTACCAAAAATATCTACCGAATCTTTACCTAACAGAATACCACTTTTGAGGGAAGCTGCTCTTGCAAAGCTATCACCGTTTATCATAAACTCTGGTAAAGACCCAACACCTGTTTGTCTATTAAATGTTTTCAAAGCTTGTTTTAATGAGCTAGTGTCGTAACCTTGAGAATCTAATAAGATAATATTAGCAGCCGCTTGAGCTGATTTTGTGCCATTCATAAAGGAACCTACAGCTCCAATTTTACTTAAACCACCTGTAAGACCACCCATAGCTGGTGTAAGTGAGTTAAGGGTTTGTTCTGCTAGTGTTTTACTGTCTGTATAGTCAAACTTATCCATCCAACCAGTTGAATCAGGCTCTGTTTCTTTTGGGGGAGGACTATCGTCATCTCCAGATCCCATTTGCTCTGGCTCAAATAGTGTTTCAGGTTTTTCTGTAGTGTAACCTTGTGCAATTAAGTCTTCATAGATCTTCTTGTCAGCATCACTTAGAGGAGATGTAAAGCTTCTAACTTCTCCATTGGGTCCATACAAATAGATAAGAGTTTCAGCAGTTTGCTGTGTAGGTTCAAAAATGGTTTTACCAGTATCTGCATCAGGGAATATTGTAGAGCCTAAAGGCATCATCCACTTATTTTGATTTGTTAAATTAGCAGCTCTTAAGAAATAATCTTCCATAGTTTTTGAAGATACGTCATTTTGTGCTGTTACACCACCACCAGGTTGATATCCTCTGACAGGGCCACCTCTGTTCATTTGCATAGGTACAGTGTATTGAGATTGCTGTTGTGCATAGGGATCTTCATTATACATAGGGGTATCTACAAAACCGCCTACATTCATACCCATCATCT